AGAGCTAGAACGTACAGAGTTAGAGGACGAGAGGATGATACACTAATGACTATTGAATACAGAGGAGAAACTTTCTCAGGTTATAACAAACCTAAGAGAACTCCCAAGCATCCTACTAAATCACATGTGGTGTTAGCTAAAGAAGGCAGCACTATTAAGATGATTAGGTTCGGTGAGCAAGGAGCATCTACAGCAGGAAAGCCTAAAGCAGGAGAATCTGATAAGATGAAAGCTAAACGCAAATCTTTTAAAGCTAGACACGGCAAAAATATTGCTAGAGGTAAGATGTCCGCAGCTTACTGGGCTAATAAGGTGAAATGGTAAAATGGCTCAAATAGGAAGTGATGAAAAACCTGTGACGTTTAGAAAAAGTATCTACGGTAAGAGTAATGGTGGAAAGGGAGCAAGACCCCGACCCGGTTTTTATACACAACAGTATAAGGATAACTGGGATTTAATTTTTGGAAAGAAAGGAGAAGATAATGCCAAGAACGAAAAAGAATAACCAACCTGTAAAGGTGAGTTGGCGTAAGAGACTTCTTGATAAGTGGGTATCTGTAAAAGGGTGGTTTGCTTTTCAAGGAGTCCAGCATTTGATGAGTAAAGGAAAAAAAGCACAAAAGAAAATATTAAAGAAATCTTTGACTGTTTAAAAAATGAACGATTACATAAAAAGAACCACATCTACAATACCTTTTGGGTATGTGTTAGATGAAGAGGCTAGTAGTTTTTTAAAACCTATAGAGACTGAACTAGAAGCGTTACAGATAGCAGAAAATATGGTAGTCAACGAAGAGATATCATTACAAGCTGCATGTGACTGGTTAGAATACAAGACAGATAGAAAGATATCTGCACCCGGATTAAAAAAACATATAGATAAAAAGTATGGATTACGAAGCGAAAGATTGGGAACTCCACCCACATCTTTACTTGCAAGATAGCGAAGGCAATTTTGTAAAGAACAAAGATGGTACGCCTCGTAAAAAAGGTGGACGACCTACAAACGATGCTGAAGCCGTAGCTCGTAGAACTATATCACGCAAACAAAAGAATATTCAAAAGCTAGAGCAAAAGCTCAACAACGCTAAAACATCTTTTAAAAAACAAAAGACTACTCTTGAAAAACTTGACAATACTAAAGAAGGTATTGTTACTGATGGAGATTTAGATAGATTACCCAAAGCTGTACAAGAACACTTAGATAATCACCACATCTTTTTTCACGCTAACGAAGGACCTCAAACAGATTTCCTTGCTGCAAGTGAAAAGGATGTACTATATGGTGGAGCTGCTGGTGGTGGTAAATCTTATGCCATGATAGTTGACCCACTAAGATACGCACACAAGAAAGACCACAGAGCTTTAATCCTTAGACGTTCTATGCCAGAGCTTAGAGAGATGATAGATAAGTCTCGTGAGTTATACCCACAAGCATTTCCCGGTGCTAAGTTTAGAGAAGTTGAAAAGCTTTGGAACTTTCCATCAGGTGCAAAGGTAGAGTTTGGTTTCCTTGAAAGAGATGCAGACGTATATAGATATCAAGGACAAGCATATAGTTGGATAGGGTTTGATGAAATAACCCATCTACCTACAGAATTTAGTTGGAACTACCTTGCTTCACGTCTTAGAACTACTGACCCAGAAATACAAACATACCTACGTTGCACCGCTAACCCCGGTGGTGTAGGTTCGCATTGGGTAAAGCAAAGATACATAGAACCTGCAAATCACAACAAAAGTTTCCTTGGTAAAGATGGATTAACTCGTAAGTTTATACCGGCTAAGTTAGCTGACAATCCTTATCTATCTACAGATGGTGTATATGAGCAGATGCTTAAATCACTACCACCTACACAAAGACAACAACTCTTAGAAGGTAACTGGGATGTAGCAGAAGGTGCTGCTTTTACAGAATTTGAACCGTTAAAACATGTTATTACTCCATTTGCCCTACCTGTACATTGGGAAAGAGTTAAAGCAGTTGACTATGGTTATGCTGCAGAAAGCTGTTGTCTATGGGGTATTATGGATATGAACGATAATACTTTAATAATATATAGAGAATTATACAGAAAAGGCTTGACAGGTGAGGAATTAGGTGCTATAATAACAGATATGGAGACAGAAGACCCTTTCTCAGTGAATGGGGTTCTGGATACTGCAGCATGGGCAAGAACAGGAACAACTGGTCCAACTGTAGGAGAAAGTTTAATTAAGGCTGGTCATAAATTAAGACGAGCTGATAAGAATAGAATACAAGGTAAGATACAAATACACGAGTATTTAAAGATTAGAGAGAACGGTAGACCTAAGTTACAGATATTTAATACATGTCCTAACTTAATAAGAGAGTTACAGTCTATACCGTTGTCTAAAATTAATCCGGAAGATGTAGATACTAAAGCATCTGACCACGCATATGACGCATTACGTTATATGATAATGAGTAGACCTAGAATGGAAAGCCCATTAGAACGTATGAGAGGATTAAAGAGAGAAATATATAGACCCGTTGATTCAACATTTGGTTATTAGAGTATGGCAGAAAAAGAAAATACATTTTTAAATGCTGACAACATCTACGAAGCAGTAGAAGGTGAGGCTGGTGTACAATTAACTTTAGAAGAAGACCAACAAAGAAATCTTATTGGTATTATTCAAGGTAGATATGCACAAGCAGAAGATGCTAGACAGACTGATGAGAAAAGATGGTTAAAAGCATATGAGAACTATAGAGGTCTATACGCTAAAAATGTTAAGTTTAGAGAGTCTGAAAAATCTAGAGTATTTGTAAAAGTTACTAAGACTAAAGTACTAGCTGCCTTTGGACAGTTAGTTGATGTTATATTCGGTACAGGAAAATTTCCAATAGGAATTTCTGCAACTAAAGTACCAGAAGGTGAAACAGATTTTGCCCACCTTGATATATCTAATCCTACTCCGGGTTTAGAAACTTCAGTAGCAGAAGTACCTGATAATATAGGAAATAGAATAGAAGACAATCCTTATGATGTAGGTTATGAAGGAGATGGGAAAACTTTAAAACCGGGTGCATCTTTTCTTAACGGTGTTTTTGAAGATAGTATTGAAGACAAAGCCTCAGAAGCAGGTATACTAAAAGACGGAACTAGTGCAGACCCTCAAGCATTAGAATTAAATCCTGCACAACAAGCTGCAAGACGCATGGAAAAACTTATCCATGACCAAATAGAAGAATCAAACGGAAACTCTGAACTAAGAAATGCTTTATTAGAAGCTGCATTATTAGGAACAGGTATTGTAAAAGGACCATTTAACTTTAATAAAAAATTACATAAGTGGGATATGGACGAAGAGGGTAATAGAAATTATAACCCATTAGAGGTTAGAGTACCTCGTATAGAGTTTGTTAGTTGTTGGGATTTTTACCCTGACCCTAACGCTACTAACGTAGAAGAATGTGAATATATTATTCATAGACATAAAATGAACAGAAGTCAACTAAGACAGTTACGTAACATGCCTTATTTTGACGATGATGCAATACGTAATGCTATACAAATGGGTGCTAATTACGTAGAAAAAGATTTTGAAAGCCAGTTAAAAGACGATGCAAGAGGCGATGATATAAATAGTAGCTTTGAAGTCTTAGAATACTGGGGAATGATGGATGCAGAATACGCCAGAGAAGTAGGTATTGACTTACCCGACACGGTTGATGACCTAGATGAAGTACAAGTAAACATATGGACATGTGGACATTACTTATTAAGAGCAGTATTAAATCCGTTTACTCCTTATAGAATACCTTACAACGCTTTTCCTTATGAAAGAAATCCATATAACTTCTTTGGTATTGGTGTAGCAGAGAACATGGATGATTCTCAACAAATTATGAATGGTCATGCAAGAATGGCTATTGACAACCTAGCAATGTCTGGGTCGTTAGTCTTTGATGTAGATGAGTCTGCCTTAGTAGGTGGACAATCAATGGAAATATATCCGGGCAAAGTGTTTAGAAGACAAGCCGGAATGCCGGGTCAAGCTATACATGGCTTAAAATTTCCTAATACATCACAAGAAAACCTAATGATGTTTGATAAATTCAGACAGTTAGCAGATGAACAGACAGGTATACCTAGTTACTCACACGGACAAACAGGTGTTCAAAGTATGACAAGGACTGCTTCAGGCATGTCAATGTTACTTGGAGCATCTAGTTTAAATATTAAAACAGTTATTAAAAATCTTGATGACTTTTTATTAAGACCACTAGGAGAATCTTATTTCCAGTGGAACATGCAATTCTTAGAAGATGAGTTGGATGTTAAAGGTGATTTAGAAGTTAAGGCTACCGGAACAAATAGCTTGATGCAAAAAGAAGTTAGAAGTCAAAGACTAACAACATTCTTACAAACTGCACAAAGTCCTGCTATTGCTCCGTTTGTTAAAATTTCTAAACTAGTAAGTGAATTAGCCTACAGCTTAGATTTAGACCCTGATGAAATACTCAATGACCCTGAAGAAGCTGCTGTAATGGCTCAAATAATAGGAATGCAAAATGCTGGACAAACTAATGGCGAAGAAGCTCAACCCGCTAATCAACAGCCCCCAATGGGAGGCGTTCAAGGAACACCTGAACAACCTCAAGAACTTGGAGCTACAGGCACTGGTGGTGGCAACATCGGAACAGGAAATGTACCGGTTGCAGGGGAAGCTGAATTTTCTGGGTAAACTAGAACAACTAGATTTACAAGTTAAAGAAGCACTAACAAGAAACAACGAGGAAACTTAACATGATGACATTAATCGGAAATATACTAAACATAATATCAATTATACCAATGATAATAGCAGGAGCATCTTTAATATGTTCACTGACTCCTACTCCGTCTGACGACAAATGGGTAGCTAAAGCTTACAAAGTTTTAGACTGGTGTGCATTAAACGTAGGGAAAGCAAAGGACAAGTAACATGAAAAAGAAAAGTATGTTATCAGATGATAGAGCAATGTACAAAGATGGTGGTATGGGTATAGAAGCTCTTAGAAAAGAAGCACCTGAAGTTGTTGAACGTATGGGTTACGAAGAAGGTGGTTCATTACTGGCTGATGACATGCCTATGGACATGCCACAAGAAACAGAAATGATGCCTGATGAAGAAATGGAAGAGAACTATGTAGACTTTGTAATTTCTCAAACTTTATCTGAAGAAGAACAAGAATTTTTAAACGAACAATTAGAGGGCAACGATAAGCTTAGTGTTATATTTGACCAAGTTATTGAAGCTGCCTCAGAATTTACTGGAGATGGTTCTGTTGAAGGACCGGGAACAGGAGTCTCTGATGATATACCTGCAAGGTTATCAGATGGAGAATTTGTCTTTACTGCAAAAGCTGTAGAAGAAATCGGAGAAGACGTTTTAATGTCTATGATGAAAGAAGCTGAAGCTAGTGTAGATGGAAGACAAGAACTTAACGAAGGAGGAACTGCAATGTTAGAACAACCAGAAGTTGACCAATTTGGAAAACCTGTTGATGCTGATATTGTAGAGGATGACATACGCAAAGGTATGTTATCAACAAACCCTAGATTAAGATAACGATAAAGCCACCCTACTAACGTAGGCACTTTATTAAAATAAAAACCGAAAGGCTACCTTTACAATACAAGCCCTCTAGTCGACATAGAGCTACCTTGTAAAAAAGCCCCAATTAGGAGAATAGAAGATGACTAATACAGTCAAAGAACAAGTACCAAACCCTTACAACGCAAAGAAGGATTGGCACACAGAGGATGATAAACCTTTTCAATCATCAAATAATGTATATTTTGAAGAACCTCAGAATAGACTTTTTGACACTGACGACATAATGAAAGTTGGTGAAGAAGGAAGTGTAAACAACGAGGAGCTGGTAAGTAAGAAGAATACTCCTTACAAAAAACCAGACTACAAAAAGCGTTATGATGATTTAAAAAAGCATTATGATAGTAAACTTAACGAGTTTAAGTCTAGAGAACAAGAGTTAATAGTAGAGGCTACGCAAAATAGAACCGACTATAAAGCTCCTAAATCTCCAGAAGAACTAGAAGAGTTTAAAAATAACTATCCTGATGTGTATGAAGTTGTAGAAACTGTTGCTCATATGCAATCTGAGACTAAAGCAAAAGTTCTAGAAGAACGCCTTAGTAAACTCCAAGAACGCGAGAACCAGTTAGTACGACAAGATGCAGAAAAGACATTAATGGAAAGACACCCTGATTTTGAAGATATCAGAAACAGTGAAGACTTCCATGAGTGGGCAAAGGAACAACATTCATCTATCCAAGCTTGGGTATATGAGAATAATGACGATGCCAGTTTAGCTTCCCGTGCCCTTGATTTGTTTAAGAAAGATTTAGGTATTGAATCTACGGCTAAGTCATCTTCTAAAAAACCGAACAGGCGTTCTGCTGCTGATATGGTCTCCACTAAAACAACTAGTGTAGAACCTAACCAACAGAAAGTCTGGTCATTAAAGGAGATAGAAGCCATGTCTGTACAAGAATTTGATAAGCACGAAGTTGCGATATCAGATGCTATGCAGAACGGGTTAATATCAAAATAAATTATTTAACTTAACAGGAGAATTATCATGGCTCAATTTTTTGAACCAAGTACTGATACAAATGCCAACTTTGGCAACTCTGTAAGTGGACAAACAAATAGTTTCTTTTTACCTTCGGTTTATTCTAAAAAGGTAATGAACTTTTTTAGGAAAGCCTCAGTAATAGAAGCTATCACAAACACCGACTATGCCGGTGAGATATCCTCTTTCGGAGACTCAGTAAAAATTATAAAAGAACCAGTTATTTCAGTGTCAGATTACACAAGAAATAGCGACACAACTGAAACTAGACTAACAGACCAAGAAATTTCATTGGTTGTTGATAGTGCTAAAGCTTTCAAATTCATCGTAGATGATATTGAAGCTAATATGTCACATGTCAACTTCAAAGAGATTGCTTCTTCATCAGCTGCTTATGCATTGAAAGATTCATATGACGCTGCTGTATTAGTAACTATGTTTGCCGGTTGTTCTGCATCATCACCTAATCACATTTTAGGTTCTGACAGTGCTACTGATTTAGCATCAGGAACTTTAGATGGAACAGGTAACCTAGATATTGGTTTTGGTTCTGACGAACACGACCCATTAGATATTATGGGTAGAATGGCAAGACTATTAGACGAACAGAACGTACCTGAAGAAGGTCGTTGGTTTGTTGCAAGTCCTGACTTCTATGAGGTTCTAGGACAATCTAGTTCTAAATTACTATCTGTCGACTATAATGGTGGACAAGGTTCTATTAGAAACGGACTAGTATCGAGTGGAAAATTACGTGGATTTGATATGTATAAATCAAACAACATTGCTGCAACATCTAATGCTGCTGGTAAATGTATGGCTGGTCACATGTCTTCAACTGCAACTGCTAACACTATTCTTTCAACAGAAGTGTTGAGAGACCCAACATCGTTTGGTGACATAGTTAGAGGCTTACATGTTTACGGTGCGAAAGTACTTAGAGATGAAGCTTTAGTAAGTGCATTCTACGGTATTGACTAAATAGATTCGGGAGGTGTAAAAGCCTCCCTTTTCTTTTTTAACACATAAATTTTACAAGAGGTAAAGAATATGACAATTGAAAATATAAGAGATACTGGACGTAACTCAGCAAGAACAGTTGATGTTCGTGTATTAGCTGAGAAAATTCAGAAACCTTCAGACACTGAAGCAGTAGTTGCAACTAATGTAATTACAGCAGCAGAGTCAGGCACTCGTTTTGTAATGAATGTAGCAGCAGCTAAAGTCTCAACTCTACCAGCTCCAGCAGCAGGTTTAGAGTATTGGTTTTATGTTGGAGCAACAGAACCTACAGGTACTCATACAATAGTAACAGCATCAAGTGCTAATATTATTGTGGGTAACGT